GCTCGAGGCCAACCGCCACTTGATCGTCGGCGCCGTCTGCGCAATGGCGGGCGCCGCACCGGCGGCCAGGATGCCGGTCATCCCGGCGTGTTGCAGAAACTTGCGACGTTCCATGCACTTCTCCTATTCGTGTTGTGATCGGGGTCCGCGTTCGAGCAGAGCCTGCGCGGATACTACACCCAAGCCGCCTGCCGTGGCGGACTAGGCAACCTCGTCGAGGACGTCCTGCAGGTGGCGCGCGACAACGCCGTGGTGGTGCAAAATCTCAAACTTTGGCTTGCATTGGTGTATCCGAATCATTTATTGATGATGGCGTTATTCTTTGCTGCCGAGAAATTCAAAAGTCAATCGCTGATAGCCTTTACGCAACCATAGTTAGTTGCATTTATAAATACAAACTAGAATCTTATTTTAAGATACTTCAAACCGAGATCACAAACCTTGTAACTGGTGCTCGTTTTATCTTTGCAGGGTTAAAAACAAACATCACCAGCATTAAATCGATTGATAAATTAAGAGTTGTTTTAACTGACGAAGCCGAAAACATAAGCCAAACATCATGGGATTATTTAAGGCCGACACCACGCTATGGCCAAGTAAGATTTTATATTGTGTTTAACCCACGATTCGAGCAAGACGCAACCTGGCAAGAATTTGTTGTTAAAAAAGATCAAAGAACATTACATATAACAATTAATTTTAATGATAATCCTTTTTTTCCTGAGTCGTTAGAACGTCAACGGCAGCGTGATTTAAGGGGAGATGCAGGGCGTTATCGTTGGATATGGGAAGGAAAGTTTTTAACCATATCTGATGCAGCCATTCTTGCTAAAAAGTTATCGATATTACATTTTGATGTTGATGAAAGTTATGGTACACCTTACATTGGCATAGACTGGGGTTTTAGTGTTGATCCTACAGCCGCAATTGAAGCATACACAAAAGACGATTGTTTATATATCAGAAACGCTTGTGCTAAAGTAGGATTAGAATTAGACGACACGGCAAACTATTTAAAAAACCACATTCCCAATATAGAAAAATATACATCAAGAGCCGATAACGCACGTCCTGAAACAATCAGCAAGGTTAAAAAAGAGATACCATTAATAAAAGCTTGTACAAAATGGAAAGGCTCTGTTGAGGATGGGGTTGCTTTTTTGCAATCTTTTAAGGCTATTTATGTGCATCCTGACGCTGAGTGTTGCTTTAGTGAGCTAAGTGCTTATAATTACAAAAGAGATGCAAACGGCGATCCTACAGCGATAATCGAAGATAGTAATAACCATTATGCTGATGCTTTACGCTATGCGATAGAGCCGTTACTCCGTAAAGACCCCGAAATTAGAGTAAGACGACTATGAGTAAAAAATGGTGGCAGTTTTGGAAAGAGCAAAAAAACGCTAACACATTAGGCGTGCTTATTCGTCAATCTGGTAACTTTACGTCTTATAATTTTGCTCAATTTGTACAAGAGGCTTACAGGCAAAATCCGACAGTTTACGCTTGCATACAGCAATATATTGGCGCGTTTAATGCTTGTCCTATTATTATTAAGCGTGGTGAAGATGTTGTAAATAACGATGCGTTAATGAAATTACTAATGCAGCCAAACGAACAACAGTCTTTTAGTGAGTTTTTAGAGCAAGCATTAATTTATTATTGGGTCGGTGGTGAAGCACCTATTTGGGGTGATGCGGTTATTCCCAGCCGATTACCTAAAGAAATATTTATTTTACGTCCTGATTATTTAACACCTATTTTAGCTCAAGGTTCAATGTCAAAGGTTGCACAATGGCAATACACAGCAAGCGACAACGACATACAATCAATGAATGTTTTGCCGTCTAATTTGATGATGTGGAAAGCATACGATCCTTTATGTCGTTATCGTGGCTCAAGTCCTTTGTTGCCATGTTCTTATGCTGTCGATCAATTAAACGAATATGCAAAATCAAACTATTCATTGCTTAAAAACGGTATGCAGCCAAGCGGCGCATTAAGCACCGAACAAAATATCGAAGATAATAGTTTTAGCCGATTAAAAGAACAATTTAATGAAACCTACGGCGGCAGCACTAATAGTGGTAAGCCATTAATCTTAGAGGGTGGCCTTAAATGGCAGCCTTTCGGATTTACGATGCGAGACGCTGAGTTTTTAGGCGGTAAAACATCGGCCAAATTAGATGTGTGTGAGACATTAAAAGTGCCTCCGCAATTATTGGGTATTGAGGGAAGTCAGACTTACGCAAATTATGAGCAAGCAAGGGC